CCGGCATTTACGCTCACTGGGCGGCGCGTTGTCGGCGATCAGGCTCAGGATTATATTTTCAGTAAAAAATACGGACTGGATACCGACCGGCAGTCTTCTTTCCAGCTGAAGTATACCGACGCTCAAAGCAAAGAGGTCACTATTACCTGTGACTGCACCTTCTGCAACATTCAGGAATGGTCCGGTGCCAGTACCGATGACAGCGCGATTTCTGTGGAAATCCGTTTCGACGGAAAGCCCACGATCACGCCGGCGGCCTAAATAACACAAGGGGGCGGTTTATCCTCCCCCTTCTATTTTTTATAAGGAGGATATCCTGATGTATACGCTTAGACAAAACGCTCTTTTTACCGATGAAATCGAGCTGCAAAAGAACGATGGAACCAGTGAGATCCTAAAAATTAAAATTGATATTCGTCCCGAGCTGGTAAAGAAATACCGGGAACTCCAAGTTCGGTTCGTGGATCTGCAAAAGCGTTCCAACAGTAACCCCGGAGACCTAAAGATTGTTGAAGATATTGGGAAAACCGTTGTTGATGTGTTCTGCCTTTTATTCGGAGACGAGAACGCAAAAAAAATCATTGAATTTTATTCCGATGATTTTCAGCAGATGGCCTACAATCTTTTCCCGTATGTTCAAAACGTTCTCGTACCTAAATTTCAGGAGGTTGCCCGTCAAAGAAAACAAGCATTTAAGCGGAGAGCGTGGAAATGAGACTGTATTCCCCTCTGAAAAAGAGGGTCAAATATAAGCTTGTGCCCGTGCGTTTAAATACTTCTTTTCGAACGGTGCTGAAATGCTATCAAGTATTCTCCGACACGCTTTTGACAGATTCTGAAAAGGCCGAGGCCTGCTTATGGCTTTTAGTAAAATCAAAATTATTTCTGAAAATCTTGAAGCCTGACAAAAAAGCGGCTCTTTTTAATCTGATCTTCAAGGAATTTATTGACGTGTCAGATAAAAAAGCCGGAGGAGAAAAGTATTTCGATTTTAATCAAGACGCATGGGCTGTCTATTCTTCCTTTATGCAGTGCTACCATCTCGATCTGCTTGGCGCTGACAAAAACCTTCATTGGTGGAGTTTTACGGCGTTATTTAACGGTTTGTCTGATGATACGAAGATCATGCAAATCATTTCAATACGTTCCCGCCCCCTCCCAAAACCAACAAAATACAATGCGGAGGAACGCCGGCAATTAATCAAGCTGAAGCAGCTGTACAAGCTTAATCTGTCAGAGGAAGAAAGAAAAAAGCAATTCCAAGATGGGCTTGCAAAAATCGCTGTTGCACTGCATACCCTGGCAGAAAGGCCGTAACGGTGATGATCGTGGATAAAATTAAGTGCCCATACTGCGGTTACGTGATGCCTTTAAGAGTTGACCCTGACGCAAAATGCAAGGGCGTTTGGATTAAGTGTAAGGGCCGTAACTGCAAAAAGGAATTTGAAATAAAAATAGGAAAAGTCAAGTAGTGCCATTATGTGCCGATGACTTTCACTTGTGAGGTGATTTCATTGGCAGAAGGCGAAGTTGTATATGAAATTAGAGCTGATGATTCAAAAATAAAAAGCGACGTCTCTAAGGCGGAATCTACAATAAAAAGATCTGCCAAAAGTGCTGGAACCGCTGTAGAGCAAAGTGCGGACGACGCACAAGACAGTATTCAAAAAACCACAAAAGAAACCGGTGGTCTCTCCGGCGCTCTAAAAGATGTAGGTGAAAAAGCCACCGACGCTTTTGGAAAATTCAGCCCGGCTGGTGGCGCTGTTGGCGATTTAGTTTCTTCATTCTCTGGGCTTGGATCCTCTGGGTCTGCCGCGTTATTAGGAATTGGCTCCGCTGCTGTAGCCGTAGGCGGATACGCTGTATCTTCAGCAACTTCCATAGATCAAGCAATGAATCAATTCGCCGCGTCTACTGGAGTATCAAAGGAGTCTCTCGACAGCTACGAAGAAACTTTAAAAAGCATTTATACAAACAACTACGGGGAATCATTCGGAGATATTGCCGACGCTATGTCTGCTGTTACTCAACAAATGGGTGATTTAGACCAAGCTTCTTTGCAAAACATAACGGAATCCGCTTTTACATTGCGCGACACTTTCGGATACGACATAAATGAATCTGTCCGGGCAGCCAATGCAATGATGACTCAATTCGGAATTAGCGGCGATGATGCCATGAACTTAATCGCTACCGGCGCCCAAAATGGATTGGATTTCTCTGGAGAGTTACTAGATAGTATCAGCGAATATTCTGTGCAATTTGCAAAAGTCGGCCTTGATGCTGACGATATGTTCGCAATCATGGAAAGCGGAGCAGAATCTGGCGCCTTTAACTTGGACAAGGTTGGCGACGCCATTAAAGAAATGTCTATTCGTGTAGTAGACGGCTCGGCAACCACACAAGAAGGCTTTTCAGCTATCGGATTAAATGCTGATGAAATGGCAGCTAAATTTGCAGCCGGAGGAGATTCAGCCAAAGAAGCTTTCGACCAAACTATTCAAGCGTTGGCAGATATGGACGATCCTCTCGCGCAGAGCCAGGCCGGAGTGGCTTTGTTTGGTACTATGTGGGAAGATTTAGGGCCGGAAGTAGTTACAGCACTAGCAGGAATTCAGGATAGCGCTTATGCGACAGGCGAAGAATTAGAAAATATGAAAGACGTCAAATATGACGATCTTGGTGCAATGCTTGACGAACTCAAGCGTGGTTTCGAAATGCTGCTAGTTCCCTTGGGAGAAGCTTTGATTCCTTTGCTAAGCACCTTAATGGAATCCTTAAAGCCATTAATGGAAGTACTTGGCGAATCCCTAGCTCCTATTTTCGAACAACTCGGAGAAGTGCTTTTAGTGATCAGTGAGCCACTTGGGCAAATCGTAGAATTTATAGGACAAATTCTTGGGCTTGGATTACAGCTTATCAGTGAAGCGCTTACCCCAATTTTAGATTTAATTGCGCAGCTTTTGGAACCACTTATGCAGCTTTTAGATGGTATTCTAAATCCGCTAATGGGACTGTTCCAATCGCTTATGGAACCGCTTTTATCTTTGATCCAAGCCGCTCTGGAACCTTTACTTAGTCTTGTTTCCGCTTTAATTGAGCCGCTAATGAGCCTTATTCAAGCCATCTTGCCTCCAATACAAGAACTTTTCTCCGCTCTTACCCCTATTTTAGAGACCTTGTTTTCCGCCTTAGAGCCTCTGTTTGATATTTTCTCCCAGATCGCCGGACTGATCAGCGATGTACTTGGCCCAGTAATTGAAACACTAGCTGGTATTTTCAGTAAAGTGTTAGGCGGCGCTATTGATGCGGTAATGCCGATTATCGAAGGCGTTATGGACGTTTTCGGCGGGTTGATTGACTTTATTACCGGTGTATTTTCGGGCAACTGGGAGCAGGCTTGGAACGGAATCGTTGATATGTTCAAGGGAATTTTCAACTTGATTCCGACTATTGTCGAGGGAATTATTAACGGCGCTATCGCGATCATCAATGGTATTATTTGGGGGATCAACCAATTGACCGGAGCAATCGGAATTCCGGCGATTCCTGAAATTCCAAATGTATCGTTGCCCCGTTTTCATACAGGCGGTATTGTTGATTTCGCAATGGGAGAAGGTCCCGCCTTATTAAAGGACGGGGAAATGGTTCTGACGCAGAAGCAACAAGCCGAGCTTTTTGCACTGGCAAACGGAAACTATTCAGACGCTGCAAATTCGTCTGTTATCGTAGTTAATTCTCCACTTTATTTAGATGGAAAACTGATTACGGACAATGTAACGAAGCACCAGTACAGTGACGTTATGGCAAAGAGGTACAAAGGATGACGGTTTATTTAAACAAAACACCCCGCCCGGATATTCTTGTTGAAACCGGAGGATCGCTTGATGAAAACGAAGCGCATGTGACTTCATCTACCCTGCGAATTTATATGCCGGCCGATTCAAAAGATATTGCCGCCTGCGATTATATTCAGTTGGTTGAGAATGATATGGTAATCTTCGCCGGAACCATTATGGAAGCTGAACAAGAAAACCTGGATAACGTGGATCTGTCTTACAAAATATATAATCTCACCCTGACGAACAACTCCGATTATATAGCCAGCGTTTTTGTCGACATGACGTTTCCGTCCGGCGCCAGCGTTACTCAGATTTTAATGGGAAACAGACCGGGCCAGTCTTGGTATGATGCATCTCTCGGCGAGTTCTATGGCATTATTCCGGTTAGAGTGGAAAATGAAGGAATTACCGTCGGGGAAATTGATGATTTTACTGGAATAACCTTAAACAGCCCGGCTTACTTATGGGGGCAGATTGTTTCCTCCGTGATAGATCAAATGGCAGATGTATGCGGTGCTTGGTGGGAAATCACCCCGGATAAGGTCTTCAATATGCGGTATACCTACAACCGAAGCACCGCGCCGATCAGCCTTGATTCCGATTCAGCGGTTTATAACGTAAATGTCACCCGCGATTCTTTTACCATGTATTCCGCTGTCCGGGTGGTCGGCGGACAAAGCAAAGGCCAATATCAGGAATTCCAAATCAAAAGTAACGGGGAAACCGGACTTCGCTTTGAAAGGCTCTCGCCTCAAATCGTTAGATGCAAATATCCTCTGTACTCTATGAGTAATGCAATTCAAAGCGGAGCTACATCTTCAACCGTGCCGGCTAATGTAAAAATTGGATTCAACGGAATTGACGATGACGACGACACGGTACAGGCGTTAATGAGTTATGGCGGATATGAAATTGAAATGAAAGACGGTTACGAATGGCTTGATCTTTCAAACGGCGGGTATATCCAGGTTAATGGATATCCTTTAATCCAGGTCTACTCGCGGCTGGTTGATGGAGACCTAAGAGAAAAAATCAAAGCCCAAAGAGGCGGCTCCGGTATTATTGAATATCTGATCGAAGATGAAACCATAGTAGATTTTTCAGACGCTGCTTTAAATGCGGAAACATTTTTGCAGCGTGCTGCGCAGCCAGCCTTTACGATTTCATTTTCCACATTAATTCCCGGCTGGTCTGCGGGACAGCTTCTGACTGTAGATCTTCCATACTTTAATACATTTGGAAATTTTCAGGTGACTTCTGTTTCCGCTAAGAGTATCTTGTCTGAAGACAGCGGAACTATATGGGAATATTCGGTAGAAGCTTCCACCATTTCATACCGTGATAAAACAAAAACGCTATTTTTCCAGCCTAAAAAAATCACGTTCGAAATGGACGGAAGTCTCCCGGCTACTGACGGCCAGTATATTAACGACGATATTAATATTCAAACTTATATTATGGCGTTTAAAACGCAGCCGATGGACTGGCGCACGTTAGAAGGAATCGCTCCCAGCTGGACCGTTTGGGAAGAAATCTTTCCTTCGTGGCTTGTGTTTGAAAAAGCCGCCAACGTAAATACATGGAGCGAAATCGAAAGCACAATCAAAAACTGGCGCGGCTGGGAAAAAGCATATCCGTCTTGGGTTGTTTTTGAAGAACTCATAAAGGGGTGGTACTACTTGGGAAACTATTTAACGCCTTTTGCGAAACAAAAACTGCTGAAGCTTATTCAAGGGCAGGGAGCTGCCGGGGATTTATCCGGAATTAATCTAGTATCAGATTTATATTTCACCACAGATGCATCAAGTAATTTTCATCTGCCGCCAGCAGATATTGTTGAAGTTAGTTCAACCAGTGTTACAGCCACTTATTATCTACTGCCAGATCAACTCCAGGAGAAAATATCCGGCCTGCAAATGTATTATAACGGCTCTCAACAAAACGAACCGATTCTTCAAGCCGCCGTTAACATAGACCGTTCTCCGGATAACCCGGAAGGTGAATTTGCTATGACGCTCAGCGTCAGACATGCCATTTTATAAAGGAGGAGCACTATGAGCTATCAATCCACAACGCCAAATTTTGATTTACCGCAATGGGTATATTCTGACCCGCCGCAAATGAACGATTTTAATACCGCTTTCGCTAACATTGACGAAAAAGCTATACCAAATGATGAAAAAGGTGCAGCTAATGGTGTAGCAACCCTAAACAGTTCCGGCAAGCTGGCTCAAATGCCGTCTGCCTCTGATGTGGGAGCAGTTCCCACCACGCGAACCGTGAACGGTAAGGCGTTATCGTCCAATATTTCTTTGACCGCCTCTGATGTAGGAGCGGTGCCAACCTCCCGCAAGGTGAACGGCAGAGCATTGTCGAGCGATATCAACATAACCTCAGGAGATGTTTTCGCTCAAACCACCACAGTTGAAAACGGAACTAATTTTAATAACCTGAAAAATCCGGGCATCTATGTGCAGTCCTCTAACGCGGAAGTTACAAACAACACTAATATGCCAACAAAAGAAGCTTTTATTATGACTGTATATATGGCTAACTGGAAAGATAATTCAATACAGGTATTCTGTAATTATACCGGTTCGAAGATGTATTGGCGCACCTGGCAGGCTTACGGCGATGTGTGGGGGGCGTGGAGACAAGTAATTGGATCCAATGGCGGCAATGTTACAATAAATAACAGACTTCAGCTCACCGGAACGCAATACCCTCAAATTTACGGAAACGGTACTTCATTGCAATTAGGCGTAGACACTAACGCCGCTGTCGGCGTTGTTTTACAGGGAGGCGTATTCAGGGAAGCGGGCGACGGATCGCTTAATTTAGGAAACGGTTCTCACAGGTGGGCGGTTGTTTATGCCAAAACAGGTTCCATAAACACCTCTGACCGAAACGAGAAAAATACAATTGCCGATATTGATCCGGAACAGGCTGAAAAACTCATTATGGGATTAAAACCCAGCACGTTCAAATTTAACGACGGCACCAGCGGAAGAACCCACTGGGGGATTATTTCTCAGGACATTGAAGAACTCCTTCCGCAGATCGGAATGACCGACATGGACTTTGCCGGATTCATCAAATCCCCCAAAACGGAGGATTATTACGAAGATGTTTCCGAGACTGTCACAGACGAGGAAACCGGAGAGGAAAAAACTGTAACCCGAAAAGAATTGAAAACCCGCGTTATTGAGGGGGAATATGTTTATGCTTTGCGCTACAGCGAATTTATTGCCCCTTTGATCTGCATGGTACAGAAGCAGCAAAAGCAAATTGAGAATTTAGAGCGGCGTTTATCCGCTTTAGAAAACAAGGAGGAAGCAAAATGAAAATCATTCAAAATTTAGCAGACCCTTCCCGTTACTCCATCAAATGTCCTTATGCTATGACCCCTACCAGGGTAGTGGTTCACAACACCGCCAACGACGCACCGGCGGCGAATGAAATCGCCTATATGATTCGTAACGACAATGAGGTTTCTTTTCATTACGCCGTGGACGATCAGGAGGTAGTTCAGGGCGTGCCGGAAAACCGGAACACCTGGAACGCCGGAGACGGAAATGGCAAAGGCAACCGGGAGGGGATCGCCGTGGAGATCTGCTATTCCCTGTCAGGCGGTGAGAAGTTCACCAAAGCGGAGCAAAACGCCGCTGAGTTTATCGCTTCTATCTTAAAACGCTATGGCTGGGGAATGGACAGAGTAACCAAGCACCAGGATTACAATGGAAAATACTGTCCCCACAGAACCCTTGACCTAGGCTGGGACAGGTTTCTGAAGATGGTGGAGGCTCATTTAAACGGGGACAAGCCCGCGCCCTCCCCTGCTCCAGCTCCCGCGCCCGAGCCAGCGAAAACGGTAGATGTATATTACCGGGTAAGAACCAAGGCGGACGGCTGGCTTCCCGAGGTGAAAAACCTTGAGGATTACGCGGGATTTACCGGAGCCGTCACTGATGTCGCTGTTCGTGTTTCCGCTGGTTCCGTAAAGTACCGGGTACATATTAAGGGCGGCAATTGGCTTCCCTATGTGACCGGCTGCAACATCAACGACGCTGTAAACGGCTACGCGGGAAACGGTTTGGAGATTGACGCTGTTGAAGTGTATTATTACACCCCGGACAGCATCAGGCCGTATAAGAAAGCCAAATATCGGATCGCTCCTGTGGGCGGAAGCTATTATCCCTGGCAGTATGACAATGAAACCGGAAACGGCCAGGACGGCTACGCGGGCGCTTTCGGAAACGCCATCGGAAAGCTTCAGATTGTAATCGAGTAAGGCGGTGGAGCTGATGTCAACAGAAATCATCGTCTCCGTCATTTCTCTGCTGGGAACCATCGTGGGGAGCCTGGGAGGCGTTTTAGTTTCCAGCCGGCTGACCACCTACCGGATTCAAAAACTCGAAGAAAAAGTGGCTAAGCACAATAACCTGATTGAAAGAATGTATAAGGTGGAGGACAGCGCGAAAAGCGCCCATCACCGAATCGACGAGTTAAGGGAGGAACTGAAATGAAAATCAACTGGAAGGTACGGTTTAAAAACCCTGTGTTCTGGTTCAATCTGGCAGCGTCCATTTTTCTGCCCATGCTGGCTTGTCTGGGCTTCAACTGGGAAGATATGACAAGCTGGCAGGCTGTGGGGAACGTGCTCTTACAGGCCGTCCAGAGCCCTGTAATCGTGGTGTCGGTCCTGGTATCCGTATGGAACCTGTTAAACGACCCCACTACAAGCGGCCTAAGCGATTCCAGCCAGGCGCTTTCTTATACCGAACCTAAGAAAAGCGATTGACAGAAAGACAGCCCCCTGGAATTTTCCTGGGGGCTTATATTATTAATTATGGTCTCTTTTGTGGCATTAAACGCTTATATCCATTAGAAGACCTCAAAAACAGCCTTTTTTGTGCGGTTAATTTCTGCTGCGAGGATTCAAGTCCCGTCGCTCGCACCAGCTGTTTAAAGGCCAATAATCCGCATGAATGCTGGGTTTTTGGCTTTTTCTTTTTAGATGTGAAATTACCCTCTGAGCGGATAAAGTCTCCTGTATCGTCCTTACAGGCCAAAAGAACGCGTGTTCCGCAACCGTTTGTTTGTGAAGATGGTTTTTTCGTTCCTCGTTCATTTTTCTTACCCCCTTAGTGGTTTATTATTTTACAATTGCAATCCATTTGCCAGATTTATCCCATGTATAATTCCATTTCACACCGAAAACTTGTAGCACTTCATCAATGGCTTTAATTTCCTTGTCTGCTGAACTATTTCCAAATGGTTTTCCGTCCTGTATGCTCTCTGCTTTCAGTTTTGTTAAGCGTTCCATAATGTCATTGATATTTTTCATTTTCTTTACCTCACTTCCTGAATCTGTAGTTCAATTTCTTGGGGGCAAGGGGGATAATCTATACTATAGCCCGCGGCACCGCTGTTCAATCATGTATCCCGGCCTTGCCGTTTCCCTTGACCTTGTGATTATATTATAATACATGTACCCATACAATTCAATTGACATTCTTTACAATCATGTACCCATACATTTGTACAATGTGTATGTTCCCATACAATATTTTATGTGGTATACTATAAGTGAGAAAATAGGAGGTGTTATAATTGGCTCCAATTAGTGAGGCTCGTAAAAGAGCAAACGACGAATATTTAAAAACACAAGATGAAATAAAAGTGCGTGTCCCTAAAGGCAAAAAAGCTGAAATCAAATCCCATGCCGATAAATACGATAACGGAAGTGTGAACGGGTTTATTAAGAGGGCTATTGATAATCAGATGGAGCGGGACAACGCGGAGGACAACCAATGAACTATATCAAATATCCCTCTATTGAGGTCGGAAATGGCACCCGACACACTCTGAAAAGAGTACCTGAGATGCAAGAGTGCCGCCTTGCCAATAGTATATCGGGGCCTATTGTGCTTTCGAGCCTTTAGGCCCCTAGACTTAACAAAAATTTGTTAAGTGAACTCTTTTTCATTATATAACTCCGCCCTCCTTACCATTTTCGGTGGGAGGGCTGTTTATTTTATGTTTTGACTTGCATAATTTAAAATAAACCCGAAAAAAGCGGTTAAATGCGCAATTCTGAAAAACAAAAGAGCCCCCGCAAAAGCAGAGGCTCCAATGGATTGTAGGCCCGCAGGTTACTACAATACGATCACTAGCAATATGCTACCACGAGGTTGACTAAAAGTCAATAGCTATCTCGAACACATATCGCCTACCTCTATTTTATGCTATTGTGAAAAAATATACACTTATTTTTACAACTTCATTCGTCATCGGCATTATAAGCCTTGTTTTGGCAATAAAAAAGAAGTAACCGCCCAGTTCCCAACTTAGCAGTTACTTCTATCGCTTTAAAGAGGGGCTAACCGTCTCAAAGGTAGCGCCTTACGCTTTTATTGTAACCGCTTCTTTTTTATATTGTCAATAAGTTCCCCCGCTTTATCCGAGATGGGTTGAGTCGGGGGATTTTTTATTTTCTGATTACACACCCAGCACCATCGGTAAAAGTGCCGGAAGCGATCTTCGCGATATCATAAATCCAACCGAACACAAATAAACCGCCAGTCAAAAACCATATAATCCCACTTCCTACTTTCCCCACGTAAAAACGGTGAATGCCAAGGCAGCCTAAAAAGATCGCTAAAATTAAAGCGACCATTTTACTCTTATGACTAATACCATTACCGCTGTATCCGGCATTGATATTAGTGTTTTCATTTTTGTTCACATTGTTGATGATGATGGTAGGTATTTGCTGAGAAGTAGAATTCCCAGCTTGTAATATGGTTCCGCAATTAGGACACACCTGCGCGTTTTCAACGTTTGCACCGCAATTTTGGCATTTCATATTTCCGATTCCTCCTAATTATAACACTGAAATTGATTAGAATACTTAATTCTGATCTTTAACACAATTATACATGGTTCACACTGTAAAATCAAGAATAAAGCGGAATATTAGCACATTATTCGCTAATAATAAGAATAAAGAAGGAATATGGCACAATGAAAATATATGACTATAACGGTAAAAAGAATATTTGTGGGGAAAGATTACGAGAAGCACGGGTTATTCAACGACTGCGTCAAGAAGATTTAGCGGCAAAAATCCAAACAATGGGTGCCAATTTGGAACGAGATAGCATAAGTCGAATAGAGATTGGAACGCGATTTGTTTCAGATTTTGAATTAAAAGTATTTGCAAAAGCACTTGGTGTTTCTGTTGATTGGCTTTTAGACGACAGATAACGGCGGCGGGGTGATTGAACCGCCGCTTTTTTTACTTTTTCCGCAAAAGCTATTGACATATACGCACGTATATAGTATAATAATATCAGAAAGGAGGTTAGGACGTTGAGCAAGAAAAAGCAAAAGAAAAGCGGCAATAAGAAAGACCAGCCAGCAAGCAAAATCAATCTTGTTACCGCGATCGTCAACCTTGTAATTGCAATTCTTCTTCTGATAGAAAAATTGACAAGGTAACGGGCAGGGGGAGCAATCCCCCTCGCCTTGATCAGTATAACAAAAAAAACGCTTGACGTCAACGGAGCATGGATAGAGCGATTTATATTCTTGCGGCGATTAGCATTGCTTTGTCGATCGTTGCTATCGTCTTATCCTTGAAGAGGAGGAAGTAACAGAATGAGCAAAAAGGACTATTCAGCGCAGAAAAAGCACATTCGAACGCATTACGCCCGCTTCCCGCTTGATCTTCGTCCGGAAGTGCTGGAGGAATTCAAAAAGGCTTGCGCGGACAACGGGACAACGCCGACAACGGAAATCAAGAAGTTTATTGCGGCGTATTGCGAAGCGGCGCGGGATAAGTAACTAACGACAGGGGCGGCGTTTCTGCCGCCTTTTTGTCATATTTGGAAACAGGAGGAAGGAAGAATGCACAAGCATTTAACATGGACAGACCGCCTAAAAATCGAAAAGGGCTTGAAAGAAGGCTTGAATCCTTGCAAGATCGCCGATTGCTTACACGTCCACAACACAACGATATACAGGGAGTTGAAGCGCGGTACCTATGTGCATTTGAATTCTGACTTAACCGAAGAAGAACGCTATTCGCCGGAGATTGCACAACAGCATTACCGTGAAAACCTCAAAGCCAAAGGCGGGGAATTGAAGATCGGCAGCGATTACGAATTAGCTGCTTTTATTGAAAAGAAGATCGGCGAAGAAAGATATTCCCCGGCAGCTGTCATCGGAGAAATCAAGCGGATGGGGCTGAAATTCAAAACACAAATCAGCGAAAAGACGATTTATAACTACATCGATAAGGGAATATTTTATGGGATCAGCCGCAAGAGCTTACCGGAATGCGGGGCACGGAAAAGGAAGTACGGAAAAATAGAACGCAAAAAAGCCGCCCGTGCGTCGGCGGGCGAAAGTATAGAGAGACGCAATCCAGAGATTAACGAAAGAAAGACGTTCGGACATTGGGAAGGCGATTGTGTGTGCGGCAAGAAAAAGACAAAGGAAACCTTGTTTGTTCTTTCTGAACGGTTGACGCGCGAAGAAATCATTATGAAAATACCGGATCAGACTTCCGCCAGTGTTGTGGCGGCGCTGAACAAATTAGAACGTCGTTACGGGAAGCGGTTTTCAAAGATATTCAAAAGCATTACGTTTGACAACGGTTCGGAATTTTCGGATTGTGCCGGAATAGAACGATCCGTTTATGGCAAAGACCGGAAGCGCACGAAAGCTTATTATTGCCACCCATACAGCGCATACGAGCGGGGAACAAATGAGAATATAAACAAAATGATACGGCGATTCTTACCGAAAGGAACAGACTTCCGGAAAGTAACCGCCGCATATATTCACCGCATAGAATCATGGATCAATAATTATCCTCGTGAGATTTTAGGCTTTGAAACGTCGGGTTCGCTCTTTGAAAGGTACGTCGCCGAATCCGCTTGAAGCCTTCTAAAAAAACATTTTAATTTTTTCTGCTTTTACTCTTGACTTTTTCGAATGGAGAGAGTAATATTAAAAGCAGAGGAAATCAAAACGATTTTTCTGCTTTATTTTTTTAATCTTAACAAAGGAAGGGGCCTTAAAAATGGGAAAATACTCATATTTGACATTTGACCAACGTCGCGAAATAGAATCGCTATACAATGATGGAAACAGAGTAGTAGATATTGCCTCAAAAATCCAAAGAAGTGTTGCTGCTGTTTACGAAGAACTCAAACGCGGATCCACAGGGGAACTTGATGAAAATAAACGTCTTAAATACAACGCCGATCTCGCGCAAACAACAGTGCAAGCAAATATACGGCGAAGAGGCAACAAACAGTTAAATAAAAGCACTATCACTAAAACGTGAATATCTGTGGCGAAAAGGAAGCGGGATAACCCATGAACCAGCTTTAGCTATTGAATTCTGGTAAAAGAAAAAACGCCTGTGGTGGTTTCACAGACGGCTTTCCCCCGTTTTTGTTTACCAAAAACTTTTGCACTTGTTTGGGCGCTGTGTAGCGTAGCACTGACGTTATCACTGTAACAATGACAGAAAATCAATTAATAAGTGAACTCAAACGAAAAATTGATGAAAAAAGGAGGACAAGCACATGAGCACAGAAATGACAGTGGCATTTATCGTTCTGGCGGTATGGAGCGCCGTATTCACAGCGGCATATATTGGCGAGCGGTACCGGAACCGGAAGCTGAGGAACGCTTTAAAGAAGAAAAGGAGCCAGTATGTAGCAGGTCATTATCAGCAAATTCACTGAGGCTTCTCCGTGCTTTGGTTGTACGAAACGAACGCCGTTTTGCCACAGAATAGACCAATGCAAACTTTTCACCGCTTGGAGAGCCAGGAAAGAAGCTTTTACCCAAACAGAACAAGTAAAACGCAGAGGCTACCAAACAGCCAGGGATCAGCGCTCAGAACAGGTCTACAAGCAGTTTAAAAAAGATCATCTACCAGGGAGGTCAAAAGGTTGGAGATAGTCAAAAGGCAGAGAGGCCGGAACATTCCATTTTACTTCACGATCACGTCAAAGGAATACATAGAAATGAAAAAAGCCGATTGTGAAATAGACGGCAAGGAAAGCGCCGACAGGCGTGCGGCCTGGCACAGACAAAAGAAAAGCCGCTCTCGCGACTGGCATCACGAAGAGCGGCAAAAAAAAATACGTTAAATATATTTTAAACCAAAACAGGAGGTTTGTCAAATGGACGATAAAGAGTTAATGATCTGTCTAATGAAAAGATGTTTAGAGCTGGAGAAAGAAATCGAAAAGCAAAAGTTATCCGGAGACTATTGGTTCCGGGAATGTGAGAGGCTGAAAAATGAACAGAAGCAATGATAACGGCCTCTCCCGCGCGGAATTTGAGTACCTGTATGATACCGATAACGAGGAACCGGAAACGGATAAAAGCCCGGAATACGAAGCCCTGGAGTGGATAAAGGAGGTATGTTATGCCTACCAAAGAAATAGTTGAATTCACCCGATACACTGTCCCCATAGAGATCAGATTTATAAACGGTCTGGAGTGCTGCGAGTGGTGTAATCATAGTTTTATGAACATGAAACGGCATTTTGAATGTGACCTTACTCATGAGGAAATGGCCAGCCCTAGAGATTCTATTGGGTGGAACTGTCCGATCAGAAAATTGGAGGTAGCAAATGGAATTCAGACTGTTGAAAGCTGATGAAATTGACGTGAGAGTAGCTCAAGTTAAAGAATCCGGCTGTTCCCTGCTTCTATATAAAGACGCCCGTGTCGATATGAATATCTTAGACACTACAATCGGCCTGGGAAACTGGCAGCGCAGGCATTATGAATGCAAGGGAAATTTATTCTGCTCTGTTGGTATCAAGATTGGCAATGAATGGGTATGGAAGGACGATGCGGGTGCAGAAAGTCAAGCTGAAAAAGAAAAAGGCGAAGCCTCTGACAGCTTTAAGCGGGCTTGTGTAAATTGGGGCATTGGCCGGGAACTTTACACGGCTCCATTTATTTGGATTCCGTCCTCTGAAATTTCCATTGTATCTAAAAATGGTAAGGCTACAACTTACGATAAATTCGAAGTAACAAAAATAGCCTATACAGAGGAAAGAAAAATTTCGGGGCTTGCTATTTGGAGGCTTGCCAATAAGGATAAAGACCGCAAACGTGTATTTGTCTGGCAGGGAGGCACTAATGAATGACTTAATTAATGCGGTAGGCGAAAAGACCGCTTTACTTGACGCCGCGATCCGTCAGCTTGGAAAACGCGGACAGGCTTATGCCGAGGCCGAAAGTAATTATAGAATGGCGCTGTCAAAGGCAATTCTGGAAGAGCGTGCAAACGGCACTCCAGTAACTATCATTTCCGATGTCTGCAAAGGAAAATCTGATATTGCAAAACTGAGATTTCAACGTGATTGCGCCGAGGTGGTATATAAGTCTGCAATGGAGGCAATCAACAGTTATAAACTGCAAATCAGGATAATGGACGCACAGATAGAAAGAGAGTGGCATAGTGGTTAACGAATATGGAGCAAAGCTTGACCGGAACGGCTACGCGCCAAGCATCATACAGGACGAAGCCGATGAAAGCTGCTTTATCTGCTATGCCAATGGGTATTATGACCCTCTCAACCGCCACGAGGCGTTTGGCGGCTCATTCCGGGATAAGTCAAAGCGTTTAGGCTTATGGGTTTCCCTCTGCCATTACCGGTGCCACCAGGAGGGAAACGACAGCGTACATAAAAACCGGGAATCCGATCTGCACATAAAGCGGATCGCCCAAATGAAGGCGATGGAAGCCTATCAATGGGATACAGAGGATTTTATCCGGGAGTTCGGAAGAAATTATTTGGAGGATTAACATGTTAAATACAGTGATTTTAATGGGACGGTTAACCTCAGACCCAGAACTGAGGCACACACCTAACAACGCGGCAGTTACCAGCTTTACCCTTGCGGTAGAACGATCTTATGTAAAATCAGGCACAGACCGCCAGGTGGATTTCATCGACGTAGTGGTATGGCGGCAAACCGCTGAATTTGTCTGCAAGTATTTTCATAAGGGTCAATTGGCAGCGGTGCAAGGTTCCATTCAAACACGCAGCTACACGGACAAGGACGGCAATAAACGGAAAGCGTTTGAGGTAGTCGCGGAAAGTGTGCATTTCGCGGAATCCAAAAAAGATAAGAGTAATGAGCCTATTGTAACTATTCCGAGAAACGATGACTTTGAAGAAATAATTTCGGATGACGACTTACCTTTTAACTAACCAAAAGAAAGGCGGTGGGAACGTGGAGCTATTAAACCTAATCCCTTATGGAAAAGAAAACGCCATAAGCCGGGAAGATTTGTCCAAGCTTACCGGCTGGGACGATAGAAGGGTAAGGGACGAAATCAAGCGGCTTATGAGAAACGGCGAACGGATTTTATCCTCCAGCAGTGCTAAGGGCTATTGGAGAAGCGACGATCCTGACGAAATCGAGAGATTCCTTAAAGAGAGCGATAACCGCCGCAGAACAGAGGCTTTAAATGTCGAACCTCTTCGTTTTTTCGTAGCCAAGTCAAAAGGAGAAGATTTTATTTCGGTAAGAGCGCATTACCGCAGGATACATAAACAGGCATCAGGCAAAACCGATATTCAAGGCGGTGAATAAATGGCGCGTGAGTTTTTTTGTGCCTATCACAGCTATTTGAATGCCATGAGAAAACTCTCTGACGCAGAGTGCGGGAGGCTTTTTAGGGCGCTATTATCATACAGCGCAGGAGAACAGCTTATCAATCTTCAGGGCAGGGAAGAAATCTTATTTGACGTGTTTGCAGATCAAATTGACCGTGATAACGCAAAGTATGAAGCCAAATGCAGGAAAAACCGTGAAAATGGAGCAATGGCAAACGGTACCGAACGCCGCCGAACGGTACCGAACGCCCCCCAAGAAAAAGAAAAAGACAAAGAAAAAGACAAAGGAGAAGTAAAAAAAGAAAGTAAAAAGAAAAAATCCTTTTCTCCCCCTTCTTTTGAAGAGGTGGAGTCATACTGCAAGGAGCGGAACAGCAGCGTAGACCCCAGACGCTTTTTTGATTATTACGAAGCGGGCGGCTGGAAAGATAATAATGGGAATTCAGTTAAAAACTGGAAACAAAAGCTTATAGCATGGGAATCCAGAGATGAAAGGGGAGAAAATCATGCTGGAAAGTCTGCTCAGGAAAGCCCCTCCGGAAGTACGGCGGAAGCTTCAAAACAGAAATACGGAAATTACATTTGAGGATATCCAGGAACGGCGCATTC